GCCATCGCGTACAGCCGGCGAAAAGGTGACAGAAGACACGGCGCTGACTTATTCGGCCGTATGGCGGGCCGTCAGCCTGATATCTGAAACCGTGGCCGGGCTGCCCTGGTCTGTGAATCAGCGCGAATGGGTCAATAATCGCAAAGTAACAAAGCCGATTTTTACCCATTCCGCATACAGGTTGCTGGACACACAACCAAACCCTGAAACAGACGCATTCACATTCAGGCAGACTTTGCTTGGGTGGTGCCTGACCCACGGCAACGGCTATGCAGAAATCGAACGCGACCGGGCCGGGCGGGCTATGGCCTTGTGGCAGATCGATCCGACCCGCGTGGATGTCGAGCGCGACAGCGGCGGTATTGTTTACAAGGTCAATAATGGAATGATGCCCCCGTCTTATATCCCGGCGCGCGATATGTTCCATGTGCGAGGACTGGGCTTTGATGGCCTAATCGGCTATTCCGTGATTTCATACGCGGCCAGGTCTGTAGGCATGGGCCTGGCTACGGAGCAATTCGGCGCTGACTTTTTTGCCAATGGTGCACAGGAAGGCGGCGTACTGGAACACCCCAGCAGGCTGGGCGAAAAGGCCATTGAACACCTGAAAAGTTCTTTTCTTGCTGCCACCACGGGCCGCGATAAGCACAAGCCAGCCATTCTTGAGGAGGGTATGAGGTGGGTGCGGCGCACAATTCCGCCTGATGATGCGCAGTTTCTGGAAACGCGCAAATTCAATGTATCAGAAATCGCGCGGTGGTATGGCGTGCCCCCGCACAAGCTGATGGAAATGGACAAGGCCACATTCAGCAATATTGAACATCAAAATATTGAGTTTGTCAGTGATGCCATTATGTCATGGGTCAAGCGGCTTGAAATAGAAGCAGATATCAAGCTGATCAGCGCCGCGAACAATGGCCGCATCTATACAAAACTGAATATGAATAGCTTGCTGCGCGGCGATCTGGAAGCCCGCGGCAACTGGTACACGAAAATGTCCAGCCTGGGCGTGTATTCAGTCAATGACATCCTGGAACTTGAAGACAGGAACCCGATTGGCGCTGATGGTGACAAGCATTTGGTTCAATTGAACCTGACAACATTGGAAAAGGTGGGTGAAGATAATGAAACAGACAACACAGCTGCGCCTCAAGTGGATGAACCAGAGGGCGCAGAGGGTGAAACAGCGCCTGGCGGTCCGTCAAATCAGGCGCGCGCCATTATGGCTGAAACTTTTAGCCGGATTGTGGCCAGGGAAAAGCGGCGCATAAGTGATGCCGTCAAGAAATATGACGGCGACCGGGAAGGGCTCGAAAAGTTTTTAAATAAATTCTGTGATGATCACCAGAAGTACATGGCTAAAACCCTGGCAGTGCCGTTTGAGGTTTTCGAGCTGGGCGAAAATTCAGCGGATTATGCACAGGTCAGGGCCGGCTATTTGAAGCAGGGTATTTTATCAGCGTTTGATATGGGCGAGCCGTTTGATCACAACCCGGACCCGGATCTGTTAGCGCGTGAAGCATTGGGGGTTTATCATGGCTGATAAGATGACAATAGATATTCCCTTGATGGTCACTGAGCTGGTAGAGTCACCACCAGGTAAGCCAGCAGGGCGTAGGCGTGTTGATGACCTGGAAGCAGTCACAAATATTTTAGATAATGATTTAATCCTGATACACAGGGGAAACCGCACATTCAAAGTAGACAAAAGCACGCTAATCGGCGGCGCCTCAGAAGATTACGGAAGCATCTACACTGAGAACGGCACGGCATCGCCCGCAGTGACGCAAACACCCGGTACAACCCCTGTTTTATATACCGGGTTCGATACCAACGGCCCGTCCAGTGGTGTAACAGCAGATCAGGCAAATGATAAGTTTGTCATTGGTGTTGCGGGCGTATATTTGATAACGGCGCAGTTTTCATTCAGCGGCACAATTAATGCCACGTTCAACATGCAGGCCGCTATTATCAGTGATTCACCCGCAACCACACTGGCGGGCGCTAAATGCACGCGCAAGCTGGGCACGGGCGGCGATGTGGGCAGCTGTTCACTGACGGGCCTGGCCAGCCTGGCTGCGGGTGATGAGCTGGGCATTTATATTGACGGCACAGCGGGCGCTGACATTAACACCCATCAGGCGCAATTAACAATTCATAGGGTTGGATAATATGAAAATCATTAACAAGGGCAACAAGAAAGCTGAAATTCTGATCTACGAAGAAATCGGCGAGGGCTGGTTTGGCGGCATGACCGCAAAGCAATTCAGCGAAGATTTAAGCGCATTAGGCAAGCTGAATGAAATCAATGTACGCATCAATTCCCCCGGCGGCAATGTGTTTGATGGCGTGGCTATATATAACACATTACGCATGAACGGCGCAAGAATCACCGTAGATATTGACGGTCTGGCCGCAAGTATAGCCAGTATCATCGCCATGGTAGGCAATGAGGTGAACATGGCAGCTAATGCATTTATGATGATCCATGAGGCGCGTGGTTTTGTCGGGGGCAATGCCGATGAGATAAGAAAGCAGGCGGATTTATTGGAAAAGGTCAACGGCACATTAGTTGATACTTACCAGCGCAAAACAGAAATGGACGCAGATACCATCGAAGCAATGATGAATGATGAAACCTGGATGACGGCAGACGAAGCGCTGCAGCATGGTTTTATTGACAGCATAAGCGATGAAATCCAGATGGCCGCGCATTTTGATATGAATAAATTCAAATACAAGCATCCGCCAGAAGCTATGCAAAACGCGGCGGAAGTGGTAAAACTAGATTCTACAGTCAAAGACACTAGTGCCCGCGCTGATCTGGACTATATGAACGTGCGAACAGCACAATTGAAACAGTAGATGCCCGCGTCTGCAGAACAATAAACAACGAAACAGCAACGGGAGCAAAAAACCATGAATATTAAACTGATCCCCATGGCGTGCATCCATGCATTGGCGGCTTTTGGCGCGCGTATTTTTAATGATGCCGTGACTATCGAAAGCCTGCAGGCGCGTCTTATTGAAATCAATGAACTATCCAACGATATCCAGAACACAGCAGACAGTGAAGGCCGGGCACTAACGCCAGAAGAACGGCAGGCAATCACAAACTACCTTGATGAATACAAAGAAGTAGAAGAAGATATTACACTGCGTGAACAGTTGATAACCAATTCTGCTAATTTGAACGCATCAGCCGGACGCAGGTCAGAACCCAATGATGTCGTTAATGCAGCACCCAAACAGGCACCTGGCGCAGCACCATCAGGCGGGCGCATCTACGGCGGGCGCATCTACCGCGAGCCGTTGAACCATGCCGAAGTGGGCACACAAGGTTTTGCGTCATTCGGTGAGTTTGCCAAATCGGTGATGAACGGTAGTGCAAAAGGCGTGCAGAACCTGGACCCGCGCTTGATCGTGAATGCACCGACTACCTATGGTAATGAAGGCGTCGGCGCCGATGGCGGTTTTGCAATTCCGCCCACATTCCGCAACGAAATCATGAAGCTGATAGAAGCCGAAGACGAATTGATGCAGATGACCGACCAGCTGACTACCAGCGGCAACACCATGACACTGCCAAAGGATGAATCCACCCCGTGGCAGACATCGGGCGGGATTCAGTGCAGCTGGGAAGGTGAGGCGGCGCAGCTTACACAGTCAAAACCGGCCTTGAAGGAAAACACCCACAGGCTCAAGAAACTAACAAGCCTGGTTCCGATCACGGAAGAAATGGCCGAAGATGCGAGCACGATTGAAAGCTATCTGCGCTCAAAAGTGCCTGAGAAAATGTCATTCAAGATCAATGACGCAATCATCAACGGCACTGGCGCTGGCATGCCCCTGGGTTTCATGAATAGCGGTGCATTGATCGAAGTGGCCAAAGAATCCGGGCAGACGGCTGACACGGTGGTATTTGAAAACATCGTTAATATGTGGGCCAGGATGTACGCGCCATCGAGGCGTAATGCTATCTGGTTGATCAACCAGGACATTGAACCGCAGCTGGATACAATGGGTTTCCCGACAGCGGCCACAGCAGTGCCTATGTACATGCCACCCGGTGGCCTGGCTGATTCACCCTATGCCCGATTAAAGGGCCGTCCGGTTATGCCGACACAGGCCGCACAGACGCTGGGCGACAAAGGCGATATCATGCTGGTGGATTTGAAAAAATACATGACGCTGAAAAAAACCATGGGCATCCGCGCGGAAACGTCTATTCATCTTTGGTTTGATTATGATGTAATTGCATTCAAATTCATCATGCGCCTTGATGGCCAGCCGGCATTCAGTGCAGCGATCGACCCATTGAACGGTAGCAACACGCTGTCACCGTTTGTCACACTGGCCGAACGCGCGTAACCGCAACATAACAGAGGAGCATTAACAATGCCTAATATAAACGCATTACCATCAGAAAATGTTGCGATTCTCGGTACTATCGACCCGGACGCAACCGGAGCCAGCACAGTAGTTTCTGACTACTGCAACGCGGGCCTGTTTGAATCAATCATGATTATCATTCAAACCGGCACGCTTGGCACAGCCGCAACCGTTGATGCCGTGGTCAAACAGGCCACGGATTCATCTGGAACCGGCGCAAAGAACCTGACCACATCAAAAGCCATCACCCAGCTTGTGAAGGCATCAAACGAT